GCCGTATTTCGTGGGCCGAGTTGTTCCTGCCAAGAGTTTAACATAGTCGCTCGGCAAAGTTCCTCGTTGACTTTTAAATCAGTCAATGTCAGAATGCTTTCCGAAAGCGTGACACTATTACCGTCATCAAAAGCACAGTTACTAGCCCCCCCTACTTGAATCACATCGTCAGCAATTGACGTAGCAGAAAGGACGGCTTTAAAAGAAATCCCATCAATTTGTCGGACATATCCCTTTACAAGAGTATCCGCTGTTTTCAACGCAGGAGCGATGAAAGGGGTTGACAACACGCCCGCATAAGTTCCCGGCAACCCTTGAGGGTTGTTGGATAACTCACGACGGCTTCTGCGTGAAGGCAAAGAATTATAACGATTATTCATTATCGTACATTTTTTAGCATTGCATTAACGCGGTCCTGAATACTCCCTTCTGCTGAAGGTGTGGGGACTGAACCGCTAACTTCCCTACGTTGTGGTGCGTTATTCAAGCCGCGTGTAGCGGGCTGCGCTCCTAACTCAATCAACTGCTTTCGCATCTCAGCCATTTCACGACGTTGGCGACGCAATTGAACTTCCAACCGTTGGGTTGGGCTTGTTCGTTCGCTACGCTGTTCGCTCATTGCTCGACGACCGTGAGCTGGTTCTTCGTTACGCATTTGACGCGATGGACGACCTGTTGTGCCACGACGAGAAAATTCCCGACGAGGACTTCGACGACTACCGCGTTCTTGACGCGATGCCTCTACTTTTGTTTCTTCCTTCACTTCTTCAGTAATGGTTTCGCCTCCAGATACATCGACAAGTTCCATTGCCATTGTATGTACCGCTTCGGCTTGTTCAGCAGACAGACCCATGTCTACTAATAGGTTAATAAATTGTTCCATAGAATCGGGGGTAGATTCTTCTGTCTCTGTGGTTTCCGTTGTTGTTTCTTCAACGTACTCCTCTTCTGCTAACTTTCGTTTTCTAAACATCTTGTATTGGTTAATAGTTGCTCCAAATGGTTCCGTCGATATAATCGTAATCGTATGCTAAATCACGCGCGAATTTCTGATAATCAAAATAGTCACTTACTCTGTCTCCAAGAGCCGAATCTAAGTCACCAATTAAATCGTAGACATACCATTCGCCTAAATCGGAATCACGCATATCGTACATCTCATCGTAAACGGCTTGCGCCTCCGCGTGTGTGTCATAACGGTCTTCCCACTCGTCCATTATAAGCATATCCAAATCCCCGCTAGCTTTTAGCGCGTTTCCTAACGTGTCAAATCCAAAGTAATTTTCAGCGAGTTCTTTGCTAATTCCAATGCTATCAATAAGTTCATACGCATACTCTAACATAGAATCGAATTGACCTCTGTAATTGTCGTCTAAGAAATTTTCAATGTCATCTGTTACATCGTGACCTCTTAAATCTACAAATTCACTAACTGCATCTGTGCTTACTTTGTTGTTAGCGCACCACGAGAAAAACTCTTTGATAGCGTCATAGGCTTCTTCGTTTAACCCGTAGTTGTCCGTAGCTGCATCCCAAACCATTTTACCTCCGTCGGTATCGACGACCTCCCACTCCTCAACCGTGGGGCCGAACATGTTAATGTTCTCAAGCATTTGTTTTTCAAACTCTCTATAATTTGAAAAATCCCGATAGGGATGCACGTAAAAACCTTGACCACGGTAATCGTAATCATAGGGTTCCATGTAAAGATAAATATCGTTTAAACTCATTTTTATAGTGTTTCTGCCTTGTTTAACGCATCCGCTAAATTATCAAATTCCCAAACCGACCCACCTCGTTTGTCAGGAACAACCCAATAGTTTGTGCCGCTTGGCTGGTATATCTCAATGTTGAACAACTCAATGTAAGTCGTTCCTCTGTCTTCGTATCCGTCAAATGAAATCATATCGTTATGCTCTTCTTATGTAATCCAAATCCGATAGGAAATCGTCAATATAATCCTCTCGGCCAAATCCTATGCCCATATAACTAACGCTGTCTTCCACGTAGTCAATAGCTTCTAGTGCAGACATCCCTTCATCAGAAAAAAACGACGCTGTAATTTCAGCGAGGAGTTCTATGAACTCAAACCTATCTTGACCAATAGACGGGTCTTTGCCATATTCTAAGAGCAAAGCCGAAAGTAAATCGTACTTCCTTTCCTTACTGATATATAGGTTTGTTCTCATCTCTATTGTTTAGTAGCTGTAACTAATGTAATCTAAAACGACTTCCCCGTACTCATCTTCTAAATCGTCTCGAATTTCATACACTTGAACGTGACCCATACGACCACCGTAACCGTCTGAACGCTCCCAATTGCCATTCTCCTCACGTACCTCAATTACCTCGCCCGTATCAACTACGATAAACTCTAAAACGGCTCCTTCCATATCACGAGCAGTTGACAACCATTGGTCTTTTGTAATCATATCTCTGTTGTTTGATAATTTACATATACCAATCGGTATACTGAACTACTATCTCATTGGTGGAACCTAGTGAACGTGCCTCAGTAATAAATTGTTTGCGCCCCCAAACGTCTTCGGCTGCCTTTTCTAAAAACCGAATCTGCTCATCAGTCCCTAGACCCATCATATAGAAATCAGTTACCGTGAAGTTTATCTTTTTATCGTCTTCGTCCCAATACCCTAAAGAAAACCCCATTGACTCTACCGTATAAATGAATTCATTTATTTCATCTAAAAAAATATCGTAATCAAATTCCATATCTCTGTTGTTTAAAATGAGCGGTAGTAATATCGGGCTTGCTCGTGTATGCCTTCAGTCTGTTCAATTAATTCTTCTATGCCTTCCGCTGCTTGTTCAGCTTCATATCCAGCCCCTCTATCAACTTCAGTATAAAAGTGTTCCAATAAAATTTCAAGCGTAGACGTTAAATCTTGTGCTTGTTTTTTAATTAGATTCAGTTCGTAGTCTGCGTTACTTTCACCTCTCATATCTCTGTTGTTTAGAATAATTCTATGACAATAGTTTCCATCGACTCGCTGTGCATATCAAAATCTCGAAACCCTAAATCCGATACAATTTGTCTAATGTCATACCCAAATTCGTATGGGTCACGCGCTCCGTTTCTATGGATTACTACTTCAGCAGTTCCATACGACAGAATACTTCCGTATTCCACAACATAACCTAGACGTTCTACTTCGTCAATAAAGGCATCTAATTCTCTTTCTGTTACGTTCATATCTCTATTGTTTAGTTTGAGTTGGCTAGAATGCTTCGTGCGTCTGTTCCTAGCACTTTAAAAATAGACGCTCGCATTGGCGTTGTCTCTCCGGTAAGTAAGCTATACGTTATGAACGTAGAAACCAAAGCAGCCCCTTCCACATTAAACGTTACTGGATAATTGTAAACGACATCCGCTACTGTTTCCGTCATAACTACGTTTAAGATATCGCCCGCCCTGTAATTGTCACCACTACTAACAATAGTGGCAGCCGTTGGTTGAAAAAGAGCAGTAAAACAATCTACGGTTACAATAGCAGTTACGGTTACCCCTCCTACGTCAAACTCTAACACATCGCCTATAGCGTATCCTGAGCCTGCCTTAACAATTGATACATCAGTTGGAGCAAAAGCACCCGTTGTTGCCTGCGTAAAAGTAACTTCAAAGCCTCCACCTGTACCATTACTAGAAGGTATGTAAGTCGTTGATGGTGTTATTGCTGCACCTGATGCTGTTAAAGTAGAGGATGCAGGGAAAGCAGCAAATTTACCGTTACCTACATTAGTCGTGGTAATTGAAACTGTGGCTCCCAAACCTTGACTATCTGTTGTGGTATCATACGTAGTTGCGGCTTGAGCAGCTTTTAAAGTCGGTAGCTTTACCATACTTGAAAGAACATTAGGAGTTGTTCCAAAAGGTTGAAAGATTAAACCACCCCCTTCTGGGGTAACTTCAATGCTAACGGTTGCAGCGTTGTTGTTGTGCAAAGTCATCGGAAGCGGTAACGTTTGGTCACCACTAGCAGCGTTTAAAGCTGAGTAATATTTAAATGCCATATCTCTGTTGTTTAGTTTGGGTAAACGTCCATTTCAACCGATTCCAATTCGTCGTAATCGTCGTCAAGGTTTTGCATTAAATCAACCTTGTGTCCCATGTCCCGTAACTCATCTGCGAAATCAATTATAGCGTAATAATCTCGGTCATTTATTCGAGGGATATATATAGTACATCCTAAATAATCATCCCACCAAGTAATATCGCTATCACGAACTTCATCACGAAAGTCATTTACTAAATCAAATAATTTCATATCTCTGTTGTTTATTTTCCCTCAACATAAAAGCCTGCTCTCTCTAACTCGAATATAAAGTCTTGCGCGTTTACGCTATTGTCAAATTCGCAATGTAATTCAGTACCTCCTGAAACTTCTACTGCGTCAAAAACAATAAAAGACCACTCTAATATGGTGTAACCTTCATCAAGCATCGCATTCATAATTTCAGCTTTGCCTGCGCCTTCTACAAAAATATAACTTCTCATGTCTCTGTTGTTTAGTAGCCCTTTAATGCGCGTCGAGCATCACCTGCCGCAAAGACAAATTCTTCGCAAGTTCTGTAATCTTCATTGCTCATGAACTCAGCGTTCCTATCCAAATATTTATCAATTGCCAAAACTGCATCCGCAATCGTGCTTCTAACTTCTTCGCTATCTCTCATATCTCTGTTGGTTAGTGTGTAACGCTTTCCCTCAATATACGACTTAATTCTACTTTCTCTAACTTCTTGGCGTATTTATTTCTCATTAGGTGAGCGTAATACTTAACCCTCATTGCGCTCATGTCAATCTCAATAGGTGTTTCACCCGCTTCCGCTTCCTTTTCTTCCACCGCTTGGACCTCTCCGTCGTACTCAATCAGTACGTTATTGAAGACCTCAAACTTTACGCCTCCAGTAGTTTCGTATTGACCGTTATCAATTTCAACGGGTAATCCCTCTACGCCAATTTTATAAACTTCTACCCCTGCTGAGAACTCCCCCGACTCCGATGCAATTACAGAACCGTCATTAAGTTTTGCCTCAACGTAAAACTTACGTTTCACAAGTGTATTGTACAGTTTACGCACCATGCTTTCAAGGCTGAGTTTTGGTTCTGCTTTCATTTTTTGAATTGAATCTGCGAAAAAGCCTTCTATACTAAATCCTTGATATTCTCCTGACTTAACACTTTCCCACACTTCGTCAGAGTCAATTCTCGCGCGAATCATCCAAGTACCTACCGGTACGTCTAAACCAAAAACACGGGACTTGTCGTTGTCTGGGTCACTTACAATCCATGACTCAACAACAGAGACACCCTTAGTATTTTCTACGTGTTCAAGCGTTGCGCTATTCACGTAATTATTTTGCAAGAACAACTCACTCGCCCTAAGTACAGTCTCAGCAGAGAAGTATACGTCATACTCTTCGTCCGTTGACTTATCGTACCGTGGTATATGCTTGTCTGGAATTAAAGCAGCCCCGATAACGGTTCGCTTTTCTTCGTCAATCATAGCTAGAGAAATGAATTGTTTCCTATCGTCTTTCGACATATAAATCCAATTACTCTCAATAGCAGGGTGCTTAACCAAACTCACGGCATCAACGCCATAATTTCCGTCCTCCAGAATTAAAAGTTCCACGAGTTTACGTTCCATATTTATAGATATAAAGGTGTGCCATTTTTTATTTAACCCCCTAAACTGGCTCTTGAGTCAACTAGAGTCGCATTGCTAATTGCTCCTTGAATATCCGACTCAACTACATAGGCCCTAAAAGACCGGTCACCTTGACCCGTAAATTCGTTCAGCATAAAGTCATCGCTAACGTTAGGGACTACGGGTTGAGGTATCGCTACGTCACCACCGCCTCCTCCTGCACCTGCGCCATTCATGATTCCGCTAATCTGTTTTTGAGCATTCATAATCGTTGCAAACATAGAAATGATGTATGCGCCCAAAACGAAAGGGGCAGCAGCACCTTTGTCCTTTGCTGCTATTGCTGCTCCTGCGATAGCGTTAGCTAATGCCACCGCTGAATTTAAAGCGATTTCCGTAATCGCGTATTGCTTTGCTTTTTCTTCATTTTCTTCAGACAAGTCGGATAGAGTACCATACATATCCGCTAACCCGCCAGTAAAATCTTTAGCAGCGGAAAACAATTGTTGGTTCTCGTCCTGTTTGGTTTTTACCCTTTTGTCAGCGTATTTATCTGTAATCCTAGTCAATTCTCGCTCTCTTGCGTCATACACCTCCCAATACTCAGCCGAAAAATCTTTTTCTAAATTTAGTTGCTTAGTGTATTTATCAAAAATCGATTGGTATTCTTTCTCTTCAGCCGACATCCCTTCCTGACCCTCGCCTGTCAATAGTTTTGTTCGGCTGTCTTTAATCGCTTTGTTGCTTCTGTTTACCTCTTCCTCAAGTGCTGTTGCGTATGCTTCGTAGTCCTTTAACTCACCTACTAACCAGTCGTTATACAAGTCCTCCATCGCGAATACGTGCAACTTTCGTTGTGTCTCTAACTGCTCATCGGTTGCCCCTTGCAACGACATTGCAGCCAGTTGGTCTTCTTGTTGATACAAAAGCCTTTGTTCTGCTACTTGTAAATCTATTGCAGCCCCATCAGACCTCTCGATGTTTAGTATTTCTAACGCGCGTGCTTGGTCCCTAGTAATTTTTAACTGTGCTGTTTGAATCCTTAAAGACTCCCTGTCAGTTTCTGCGCCTTCTTTGGATTTCCTTGCTGTTTCTGCTCTCTTACCTTCAATTTCTGAGGACTCTAGAATCAATGCGTTGTACTCTTCAAGCAGTCGATTGTATTCTTCCGTTCCCTCGGTTTGATTCTCTAATACAGATAACGCGCCCTCGTGAGCCGCCCTCGCGCCACTCACAGAAGCAACAATAGCCATTTTAGCTTTTTGGTAAAAAGTTAATTCTGTGCTTCGAGATTTTTTATTGGCATCCGATAGTTTTTGCTGTAACTCTTCGAGTTCAATTCGTAACCCTATTAAACGATTGTTTTCTGTAAGAGCCAAATTCAACGCCAACGTACCTGCCTCGCTGTCTAAATCTAAGCCGTTTAACTCTGGCATCAGTTTAACTAACTCGTCAGTTGCGGTAACTCTTTGGTTTAGTGTAGATGTCGTGTCCTCTAAAATATCTACGTAGGGTATAGACGTTTGTGTAAACCTATTTTGCGCTGAGGTAATCTTTTCTTGAAGTGCCAGAGCATCATCCATTTCTTTATTCGTCAGCCCTATCGCTTCAGAAATAGAATCCCAGTTAGAAATAATCTCTCCTAAGACAACCACAATTGCACCAAAACCCGTTGCAATCCAAGCCTTAGAAAATAACTTTACGCTTTTAGAAGCCCTATCAATACTCCTTTTAGTCTGAGTAAAGTTCCTGACTAGGCTTTGCATAGAACGTGGCAATAACCGCGTGAACACATTGCCAAGTTCTTTATATCCTTTTGTAGATTTCTCCGCGCTTTTTGTAATCTTTTTTTCCGTCTTATTTAATTCTTCAGCAAATGCTTCAAGTTGCGCAACGGCATCTTGCGTTTGAACTACTAGCGTTACTTCAATTTCTTGTGCCATTCTGGATAATCATTTTAATTCGAGCGAATGCCCCTACGTCTAAGTCATTCCAACCATTCCATAAATACGCATCTGCGTTTCCTTTAACTGGGTTGTCGTTGGTCAATTGCAAAGTGCTAATTAACATCCTTCCGGAAGTGTTTATAAAGTTTTTCATGAGTTCCATTCTAAAGCGTTTCCATCTTGGAAACCGATGAAGTTAAAATCTTGATATTGAGCGTTTGCAATCGTTGGGGCGGGTAATGACGTTCTTGCTTGCGTTGGTGAAATTGTAGCCTCTATCCTAAGAGTCCACGACTTCTCACCTGTAATAGTAAAAGCGTCTGAACACCTCACTTGAAATTTAGGCTGACCATCTAAACCCGTACCCGACGCAACCGATACGGTAAGACCAGAACTGTTGTCATCTTTAAAAACGTCTGCACCAACTGTTGAAGATTGAGTAGCCATACCCGTTGTGAAAATGGATTGCACATACTTTACATTATCAAGTAAAGGCGTAGACGTTCCACCCGTTCTCGCGCTTCGAGCAGTTATAAATATCTCTAGGTTGTATTGAGCATCTGGAAGCAAACGCAATTCTGTGACACCACCCAATGAAGTCGCGTTGACCGTTTGTGCCGCATTTGTAATAGCGTTCATTTCAAACGTCTGCGTTTCTACGGGCAGTTCTGTTTGATACTGACGAAGTATAGTTCTGTGAGCGTCTCCCGTCAACAAAGGTTGAACCCATGCATTTTGGGCAACTGCATTAACGTCATGGTCTTTGGGGTCACCGTGGTCACCTACCCCTCCGTCGTTGCCTCCGTTCCAATTCCACCAACATGTTTGAGTAGTGTTGTCCCAGTAGTAGTCATTCTCTAAACAACAACTTGAATTCCCTGCTGAACTCGTCACCCCGTCTGTAAAAAAGACCTGTCCCCCTTTATTGATAACGGGAGTTAAATTACAGTTCCTTGTAACGTTTGGGAAAGACGAAGCCTCGCCTAGAAACTTACGTAACACAACACGGCATGGATTATTTGAGCCTACCCTATAATTTGATATACGCTCTACATACCAATAGGTGCCTTGAACAAAAACTCGTTTGTTGTACTGGATTTCTCGAACGTCATCGGGAGTTAAGTACATCGTGCATTCAGCAACCTTAGCGTCTAAATGATAACGCTCTACTATCATGCCCTGATAAAACTGCTCGTAAAGACCTTTCGTTTTGCCTTGCTTGTCGTCGTGAACTATACGCCCCTTCCACGTAAGCATATATCCGCTATTCTCGTCGTCCGATGTGTTCGACAATACATCTGTACTTGGATGTCTGTTTGTTGATGTTACGTTAGTGTACCACGAGACATTGCGCAAGTAGTACGAAATTGGATTGCCCGCATAGTCTCGCGTTGGCTGTGTTCCATGAAAAAAGAAAAGCGAAGCCGTGTTTTGGCTGTCTCTAACCCCGCTGCTCGTGTATTCATTCCACATACGCATGACCCGTATGTTTGACCAACCAGACGAATCGACGGGGATGTAACTACCGTTAAACGCTGTTGGTATATACGAGTTCCTAAACGGAATGAAATTATTACCAATGGTTTTTTCTTCCCTTAAAAATGCGCTAGTTGAAGCGTCATAAGAAAACTGACCAATGACTTTATTGATGTTTACCGCCCACCAATTGTTAGCTATATCTTTTCCTTGTTTGTCCTTGAACATAACCTGACGGGTTAAAAAATCCGTCATTGGTTTTACGGTAAACCCCTTGCTTATATCTAGTTTCTGTGTCCAGTCAACAGGGCTGCCCCCTGCGTCCATATAGTCGTCATACGTTAAGATTGTCAGTTCTTTTCGAAGGGGGTCGCTCGTCATTATTAGGTTGAACTCCTCGAAAATTGAAGCTATCCAATCGTCAACGGTCCCGTCGTCGAACATGGCAATCGTGTTAATTGCTTGCGGGTAATTCGTGTCGTCGTACTGAAGGATTATATAAGTACCCGAATTGACAACGCTTAACGGGTGCGCTGAGGTGTTATAACCTACAAGTCGCCAAGAAACTACGTCCCCGAAATTTACCTGCATGGAGTTTGAGAGATAATTCTGTTCTCCAAACGTCTGCACTCCACCTCCCACGACGTACGTTAATGGTATCGTGTTGTACAACTCCCCGTTTAAATACCATTCAAATAAAAGCGTCGTCTCAATAGAGGTAGCCGTTCCTCCTGAATTAATCTCAATGCCGTAACCGAAATTGTAATAACCTGATTCTGTTGGTGCAAATTGCCCCGCGCTCATCCAGTCAGCGGGGTCATAACAATTAACGCAACCTTGGTCACTAAATAGTAAATCCGTAAACCATGCAGCCCCAATATTTGGTCCTGAAAGGTTGGTGTATGTCCCTTCTAAAGCAACATAAAATCCCGCTACGACTGACCCCTGTAATTCCTTGTCTGTTCCTAAAGTCATGTACAACTTATCCGCGCTGTACCCATCTAGAAATCCACCTGACGTAATGTTGTAACCTGCGTAATTGGCTAATTGATTAAAGAGGTATTTTAATTGAATAGCAGGACGTAAGGTCTGCACCATTAAAAAACCATCTAGTTGTTCCGGACTGCTTTGTTGAGCATGACTATTAAATATGCCCGTGTTGTATTGGCCGCCTGCTCCGTAAAAGCCAGAAAATTGCTCGTAATCTGTGTTCGTTAATCCTCTATCTAACAGAGGATAGATTACAACACCGCTTCCTATTTGACCTAACGTAATGTCTCCAGTCCAACTTAGGACAACATTTTGTGCGCTTAAAATGTGGTTTAAGTCTGTGGTTATTACATCGTTAGTATCTGTAAACACATCCCTCCATGTCCTGCCCTGCCACCTTAAATAAACGTCTGCGTTCTCTCCGTAGAACATACATTGATATACCCGTAGGTTTAAGTCAAACGAAACAACCTGAAGTGTTCCCGTTAGAATAGGCACACCTGCGTCTAGTATTTCACCAGACGTTTCTTTGGTCCAATCGAATAGAGTCATAGACGCATCGATGTCGGCATCTAACCCAAAAAACTTATTGTTAATTGGAGACATCGGAAGGTCAAACGATAGACTATGTGGGCTTGTACGTTTTGTAAAATCTGCTACTTCACCAATCGCAAAGACAAGTTCCATGTTGATTCCCAAAGTGTCGAGCATATACCACGACTCGGACGTTTGGTTACGAACGGCTAATTCAAGCATCAGTAGGTTGTTCTTTGAGCGTTGGCGTACTTAAATTCGATGTCATAAGAAAACAGTTTGTTTGGATAGGTCTTCTTGTATTGCATAGAGGAGGTAGTAATTACAACTGGATAGTATAACTGCGTGCCTGAATATGGGGTAGCCTCAGTCTCAAACCAAAAGGCTTCTACGTTTTTAGAGCGTAGCATAGAGCGCAACATATCAGATTGGTTATCCGAAAGCCAACCCGATGTCATTTTAAACTTGTCTTCTATCCTCTCGACCATAGAAACCGAACCGCGTTCTGATGCAAGCATATTGAAATTTGTACCGTCAGAATCAAACCAATTACCCCTCACCGTTTCATAGTTACTCCTAATGATAGACTGAGACTCGCTGACTTGACCATCAAAAAAGAAGTAGTCCCAAGTGCCGAACTGGTTTAACCATCGGACATACATACCTCGTTGGCAATTGGTGTTTTGTTTAATGTCGAACCAATAGCTGCGAGAAACGAATTGTGTGTTTTCACCTATGCTGAATCTCACCTCGTACCGTGTCGAGTTGGGGTAACTACTGGGGTTTAAAGCACTATTACCTGAACTCTCTAAAGCCGAAGGATAAATAAACAATTGATAAACAGGCGAGCCTCCCGCACTAAATGTGTTTACGGCAGTAGACACGCCTATGTCTGAAAGCAGGATTGACACCTCTGCATCTAAAATGCTATCGTTATAAAAACCTACATTGATGTAAAGCGCGTCTCTCGTTAAATCCGCTGACGTAAAGTTGACATTGAATAAACCCACCGAGCCGCCTTGAGTCAATCGAACGGGTAACCTGCTTTCTAAAGCCTTGTCTTCTCTCATCCCAATTGCAGAAGGAATCCAATTTGATGTCCTATCCGCGTTTGACGCTAGACACATTTTACTTAGTAAGTAATTGCTTGATAGGTCTTTGTTTTGAGCGAAGAAAGTTCCGTTTACGCAAAGGCATTCAAAAGCCGAGCCTTGAAAGTATTCGGTAACCTCGCCAAATTCAGTTGTTGCATACTCAAATCCTGCGTATAATTTAACCCATGCGTACGTGTTTACCGGTGACGCAATTACAGAACTTGTATACGTGGGGTCTGTTGGGCTTTCTCCTTTTACGTAAGGTTGAACCGTTCTAGATATATCGACAATTCCAACGCCTTGGTTATTTGGGAATTTACGTATTGTCGTAATGTCGTTAAATAAAACTCCGGAGCCAGAGTATACCGATACTTTATAGATGTACCGAAACTTAAACCCTATCGTAGCGTAAGTCGTCTCGTAATTTGAGAAGATAATTGGGTCAAACGCTCCAGCCATTTCTGGCAATGCTTTTTTTATAGAGTAACTCATGTTCGCTTAATAAATCGTCCTCTTGAATCTCTTGGTTGAGGGGTGTACGTTTCTTCTGTTGGAATATTTACAACATACTCCATTTTATATTCTGGCAACTTATTTAATAAAAATCTTTGGATGTCCTCCTCTAGCGCAATTTCAACCCTCTTGTGAAACGTGTGCCAACTATCTTCAATAGCGGGTTCAATAAAAGGGAATGGGGTAATGCCTTTATTGTAGACAGACCTTGAAATGGCAAAAGCCATCTGGTCATACGACATGAATTGACCGTTCTTATTCTTCCATTTTGAATTTCGAATAGGCTTGTCTTCAATCCACTTGCGAATCCCTTTACGTAACCCCCCTTTTGCGCCTGACTTTCTTCCAAATTGAAAAGGAGAGTTTGGGGCCTTTTGTGAACTCGTTGCTCCCTTCACACCTTCCTCAACGTAAATACCATAAGGGACCATTGGAAAAGTCATTATAATATTCTGACTTGAATCTTGACCCACCTCGTAAGTTAGAGATTCCGAAAGGTTGCCGGTTGAGTTTTTACTTCCGTGTTCCGCTGTGCCTCTCGCTAAATTCTGTCTGGCCTTGACTAAAATCCAATCGCCCCAGTCATCAATCTCGTCCTCAACCTCTTTTAGTTTGATGCGGTCTTCTCCTTTAAATCCTTTTACGATTATTTTTAATCCCATTAGAATAAGGCTACGCAAAGGTTTAACGGATTCGGAACCCGAATAGAGAACTCACAACTCCACCCCGTTAAAAGGTTGTCGTATTGAGATGTGAATGGAGTACAACGAATAGGTACATCGATACCCCATGATTGATTTCCTACGTTTGGAAAAGCATTGCTCTGGTCCAATCGGAACAAGGCAATTATATCCTGCATAATTAGAAATGTGTTTTGATATACGTCAATGATTGTATCGGTCTGTTCCTCAATCAAAAGGTCTGCGACGTTTACCTCGTACGTGTATGTCGTAAACCCGTCATTCACTTCTGCTCCGGTTACCTGAGCATAGAGCAAGGGAAAAAGATTGACTGTAATTTTATTGATGTCCAGTTCCTTCTCTGTGTTTGTGTAGAAGGATTTTAGTTGCAAATGGTTCGTGACAATTCCTTGGAAAACCTCGTTTATATCCTTTACGGTGTACATCATATCTTCATTGCTTTGCTAAGGTTTACGTCCGTCTCATAAGAAAGAAACGTGAATGCTTCATTTATAGATATAAGTTCTACCGCACCCATTTTAGTTACGTCGCCCATCGCTAAAGCGTACATTACTCTATACCATCCCCACTTAGAAGCTATGGTTTGATTCTTCTTTAACTCCTGCTTTCCCTCGTCTGTTACGTCTTCGCGTTCGGGTGGGTCGTCAAAGAGGATTCCAAATCTTTCGATAGTTTCGTTCCGATATTGTAAAAAAAAACCATCGCCTTTAAAGCAACATCCATTGGCATATCGAGCATGACCTCTTTTTTTGCCTCGGTTTGATTGTACCCTTCTATGGTGTACCAACCCTTACCCTCGTCTATAATCGGTCTGTATATCACAGACATAACTTCATGAAGGCATTCAAAAAATCCCTTCGAAGCGTAATGCTCTAAGTCGGCAAACTCCCCAAGTGATAGTTTGTTCCAGTTAGGGATGAGTCCGTATCGAACCCCGTGTAAATCAAACCTAGGGGTGGGAGAGGATTTAGTGTTAGGTGTACCCATGAATTTCACCAACGCTTTTGAAACATCGTTGTAACTCTCAACGGTCATCCTGTCTAAATCTGACACGCTCATTTTACAGAGGATGCTAACCGCTGCTTTTACTTTGTCCTTTGCGTCTTCATGAGATTCCCACGCTTTTATCATTTCGACGTAAGTACCAATCGTAATGTCAGCAAATGATTCTGGGATTGTAATCTTAACTTTCATGCGACGAAATATTGCCCTGAATTTGGGCGTAGTTTATTAAGGCAAACATAGCGAACAGCGTCTATACTGTGGTCGTTCATACCTACTGGTTTTGGTAACATCCTTCCGTCTTTATCTGTTGACCATTTGTAATTGCGGAACTCTTTAATCACGTCTGACGACGACTCGTGAATTTTTAAGGTGTACCTCTTCATGATGTCAATCCCAGCGCGAACGCTATCTGGTCCTTTTTTGGCCCCTTTGACGTTATGCCCTAGTCGATGTAAAGTCTCAATTGATTTTGGTTCTGCTGAGTCAGCGACTATTTCGGTGTGTCGTTCTAGCCCCTGCTCTTTTAAAAACCTTCCAATGTCATCGTTGGTATAGCCACCTGAGTAAAGCATTTGACGGATATAAATCTCTTGACCGTGAAGGTAAACATCGACAATGGACGTTGGGTCTACCGAGTAACCCCAGTCTAAACCAATCGCTAAACGCTTCGCCCCTTCAGGAAGTGTTTTGTATGTCTGCGTCTCAAAGATTGTTTCTCGACTTATACCTCTTAAGCCTAACCCATACACTCTCCAGTAATTGGAGTCACCATTTGTTTTTAGGCGTTCAATTTCTTCAATCTGTATTTTACTTAAAAACGGGTTGTCTTTGTAGGTGGTCCTAAAGAATGCAGAGTCTTCCCTGTCGAGTAAATCATAGATGTATGAAAACTCATCTGATGGGTTGAAGTCTAATATTACAGGACCTGTTGTTGTTCGGATATTGAGTTGGAAAAAGTCTTCGTACGAGAGTTCGTTCGCCTCACAAAGCCAGAGTATGTCTCTTTTTTTTCCACGTAATCTTAAAGGGTTGTCGCAAGAAAAGAACTCAAACGTGTTACCGAATAGTTGATACGTGTTCTCTGTCTTGTTGTGATACCTTTCATGATACCAGCCTGCCTTTAGTAGGATTTCCATGAAGTCACGCATAACCGAACTCCTCAATGAAGGGTAGGTCTTACGCACCATCGAAATAATGAGGTTAGCGTTTTGATTCTTATATGCGTGTTCAATTAACGCCTGCGTAATTGAGAAACTCTTTCCGCTTCTTGTGCCTCCTTGATGGATTTGGATGCGCTTCTTACATCCTTTTACATCATAGTACGTCTTTGGCTGCGTCATTAGTAAGGAATTCATCCTTCTGGTCTGTTCTTTCTATTACGTCTTGAAACCATGCCGGCTCCATATTTGACTCAATCAACGTAACGCTTGCTTCCGATTGCTTTGGCATGAAGTAAGGGAACAGGGAACTTAGGGCTTTGAGGTATTTCTCTGTTGACTCCTCACGAAGCAACTGAAGGGAGTCTTTGATGTTTTGTACCTCACCCTCCATCACGTCAACGAAGATGCCCCTAGCCTCGTCTGTGACCTTGTTAGGCACTCCTTTGGGCCTTCCGCTTAGGTTGCCTGACTCTCCTTTCTTATACTTCATCTTCGTCCGTGCTAAAGTCTGCGTGTTCTAAACATTCACCGCATAAATCCCAGTCTCCATATTTCGGTGCGCCACAACAAGTGCTTAGTAGTTCTTCCATTGTTCTGTATTTGCCTGTTATTTTCAGGGGTTACCATTTAGGGAACCAATCCCCTGCTCTCTTCACTTCCTTTTGAAAAGTGTATTTCGCTACGTTCGTTGTCCCTCCGAATCTGTTCATGACCTCTACGCTTGTAGATGCTATATCATGCCCCTTCTTTCTAAGGTCACAAACCGTAGCTGCTAACCGTGTGTTACCTAAGTCACGAATTGCTTCAAGCGACGTAATTGAGTTGTGCTTTTCAAAGTAATTCAACAGTCTCGTTTGGTGTGTGTCTTTAGACATCTTTTATTACTTTAATAAGTTCCTTCGTAAAACACAACTCATCATGAACTTCCTGAAGTTGCGCAAGGTATTCATCCATTCTATCTATTTCCGTGCTGTTTGTGTGCAACATGCAAGCTGACATAAGAAGTTGCCCTTCAATTGACTGCTTGTTTAGATGCTCAAATCTTACTGTTAAATCCTTACTCATTGTCTAGCTTCTGTTTATAGTGGTTAATAATCTTTTCCGTTTCTACCTTATACCAGTCTGCAAATCCTGACTTACCTCCTCCGTTCATCTCGTGAACTTTAAACAACACGCTGCGTAATCTTTGGCTCTGTGTTTTCTTCTTGTCGTATAGGTCCAGACCTACATTATCTAAATCTGCAATCTCTTCTTTGTTCAGGCTGCTTTCACCTTTGTAATAGAGAACTCCGAACGTGTCGCATAACTCGTCGATTTGCTTAATCTCTTCAGAGGTCTTCTCTTGCGTTATAAATCGCAAAGAGACGCTCTTGTCTTTTCGTCTAGAATATCCGTCAAGGGATGCTACTGTAATTACTCGCATGAATTGTCGTAAACCGCTTGAAGTTTTTTAAGTGCCGTTGTGATACACCCACCGCAATTTACTAACTTTCTCTTAACTTGTGGGAATACATTCTCATAAATTTTTATCATTGAATGCTGTTCACCTGCTTTCATTCGACCCCTATCCCATGCAGGTTTTACATAAGTCTCCCATAGCAGTTTGTCCTTACTTGACATACTGACTGTCTCGTATGGGAACATAGCGTTAAGTTTCTTCTTTCGGTCCTCGCAACCGCAGTCGTCCGTAATCAAATTTACTATTGCTTTTACCCCTGTCAATTCCGCTATTTTCTCCACCGTATCCCCTATCCCAGTCGGCTTCTTTTTCGGAGTACGTTTTTTGTAGGTACGCTTTGGTTTTACGGATACTTCTGTTAATTGTTGTTCTTGCGATTCCTGTGTCATTACTCAATGTTGTTATTGTGTGATTATGAAGGTAGTATATTTTAAATAGTTGACTCTCAAACCAATTCAAATCGGTCAACACATGTTCTACACTCGCCATCATTTTAGCGGTCCAAAGGTCTAATTGAACTTCACGCTCCATCCAATCTTCGGATGGTT